TGGAACTTACACTTTTGAAGCAAGAAGTAAGGAACACGCTATTGAAATGTATAATGATGGAGACTATGGTTGGTCAGATTATTCTGAAGACTTTGGAGAGTTCAATGAAGTCATAGAAGATGTTGAGGAAGAGGTATTTGCTGATACTCAACTATCACTTGAGGGGGTATTAGCATGACTTACGATTCAGAACATTATTATGCAGTTCAAACATTTCTTGAAGATGATGAACTCTACAAAATATGGAACATTATCGAGATCGCTATGGAGAGAGAAGGTTATGACGTATCAAATGCAGAACTTTCTATGAGACTATACGATAATGAACTAGAAGAGAACATTGAACATGACATGGAGAACTTGCTATGAGAACTAATGATGACCAACTCTATGAATTATATCAAAAGATATATGCGATAGTAGAGTTTGCAGAATTTGAAATTGATGATGAGGATTTGAGAACAGTTACTGATGCTGTTATCGAAGATTTAGAACTTGATGAAAGATTCTATCATAAACCTGTAGCCCCTAAAGTGTAACCCTAATGAACACAGCAACTAAAATGAAAAAATTTGTTATTTTAGAAAAATATGTAGGTTATGCTGACATTACTATCGAAGCAGAAACCGAACAAGAAGCCATTGACTTATATAATGAAGGTAGCTATAATGATGATGCTACTGTATATGATGATATGTTCTATGACTTTGAATTTGTAGAAATTAAAGAAGAGAGTGAACTTATTGACCCCGAACCAGAGGTATTTTAATGAAAACAATTAAATTAACTGATGACCAATTTGAAACACTATTTCATTTTGTTGATGAAAGAGTAGAGGATATTGTTGATAGGTCAGTTCAATTTCAAGATTCAGAAATCTTAGAAGATTGGGAAGATTTATTTGATGTTCACACAGTATTGGAATCAGTAGCCTCTAAAGTGTAACCCTATTGGATACAATTATTATGAAGAATACACACCTAGAACACCCAGAAGATTCTATTTTATCAGGAGACCTAACTGTACTGGATTGGTTTACCTCGATAGATAATGATATATCAGCAAAGATTGATGGTAGCCCTGCTATTGTGTGGGGAACTGAACCAAAAACTGGTAAATTCTTTGTTGGAACTAAATCAGTATTTAATAAAAAACTAATTAAGATCAATTATGACCACGAAACAATTAACAAAAATCATCAAGGAGAAGTGGCAGATATTTTGCATAAGTGCCTTGATTTTCTTCCTGTTACAACTGGTATCTACCAAGCTGATTTTATCGGTTTTGGTGGGGATTCTAGTTTCCAGCCTAATACGATCAGATATGAATTTGAGGAAAAACTCACCCAAGAAATAATAGTAGCACCGCATACATTTTACACTACTGATAGTGGCGATTTGCGTGATGCAGTTGCATATCCCCTAGATGTGAGGTTATGTGATACACCTGATGTTTTATTCTTACAACCAAATATAATACTTGATAAGAATAGAACTAGGATATTTGAATTATGCCAGTTTGCTAAACAGATGTCAACTTTATGTGATTTTCCTACTAAGCAAAGTGTCATCAATCGTATCAAAAAACATATCAATATATGTGTTAAATCAGAAATGGAATTTGATGATATGTTATTAGATTGCATTGCATTTGATAATGATATTGATATAAATGTAATGCGATTATGGAAGTTAGTTGAAGCTATTAAGTTAGAGTTCTTCTCATATATTGTAAGATATGACGAGGTAGAATGTTACTTAAGTGATGAAGAATGTGACCACGAAGGTTATGTTATGTGGAACAAATACGGAACATTTAAGATAGTTAATCGTGCAGTATTCTCATCATCTAATTTCAGACTATCAAAGAATCGGTAGCCTGTAAAGTGTAACCCTAGTGAAAGTAACCCAATTATCATGAACAGAAAAGAATACGAATTAGTTTTTCAAGCATTAAAAAACTATCGTCTATACATGACACCAGAGCAAGAAGTATTATCTGAGAAAATCTTAGATGATCTATTCTATCCAGAGTTTGACAAACTATCAAATGATGATTCTGAAATCAATACTGATTGGCAACCAGATGATACATTTGATGAGATTGTTAAAGATGCAGAGGAAGCCCTTGCGAGTGAGTCAGAAATTAAATCACTTAACTTTAGGTAGTAATTATGAAACTAACAGACAACGAATTAAATGAACTAAAGTATCATTATGTTGATCGTATTGTTGATAATATGTCAACTAAGGATTTAGTTCAATATGTTTTTGATGATATGCTCAGATATGTTGAAGCATTACCAGAAGTTGATTTCTTAGATGAAGCACAAGAATATTGGGAAGAGCATTTTGATGATGTTGTTAAAGACATTAAAGAGTATGCTAGTTCTGATATTAAAAAATCAATAGATGATAGGGAAGCATCTAATCTTTTTATTGATATTAACAATACAGGAGAAAAATACTAATGAAACAAATAACATTTAGTGATAAACAATTCTATGATTTATTACAATTTACAAGTGAATATGTAGATAACATAATAGATAAATCAGTAGAGTATGATGATGATTTAATAATAGAAGAGAATGAAGAGATAATTGATATACATGATTTCTTATGTGAATGTAAACATAAGAGACTAACTATGAGTCCTAATGAACATATAGGTGCATTTAGTTTAGAACAAATGGAGGAATTTAATAATGACATTAATTAACTTTTCTAAGGAAGAATTAAGTAAGATTGAGTATTACTTACTGGGAGAAACTGACCCAATAGTTGTTAGTATTCTAGAAAAAATAGAAGCACTAAATGACGTTTGTGAATGTAATAATCAATCTTAAATGTTAGTTACCTCTAAATTGCACTATTAATGTAATCAAGGAATGAAATTATGACTCAGTATTTTTACAAATTAACTACTGATGAAGATCAAGTATTACTAGACATGATTCAGTATTTTAATGATCTAGGTTTACCAGATCATATTGATTCAAAAGCATTTGAGTCACTTTCAGACAAATTTTTCAGTAACATCTAATGACCAAAGAAATGCTATTTTTATGTGATGTCTATACCAACTGGTGTGACTCACAAAATCTACCAAATTTTTATAGTGCTGATGATCTATGCTATGGTAGAGATACTAAAGACAAACTAACACTCAAACAAAAAAATTGGTTAGAAACCTTTATTGATGTTTGGGATTGCATTAACCAAAATACATAGGAGAATTATGACTCAAGTTGTTAATCTACATTTCAGATTAGAAATGAATGAACCAAACAAACATATTCCTAATCCAGTTGATATATGTAAATTATTAAATCAACTTCTTAGGACTAAAGACCCATTACAGTATGGTAAAGTAATAGGTTATAATGTCAAATTTGATGATATAATACCATTTAGTGGAGAAGATTACAATGATTGATTATCAAATATCAGTAAGAGTTAGGGTTAATGAAAGACACCCAAAAGAGTGGATAGTTGATGCACTATATGATAACTTAGATAGGAAAAATCAGGAAGATATTATAGAGTGGTATGTAACAGAAACTAATAAGAAAGAAGCAAAAAGACCTAGAAAAACTAACAAACAAGAGGACAAAAAATGAACAATTTGTTATTAACTAATCAGCAATTAGAGTTCCTTAAGTTACTCTTACTGACCTATGAATATAGTGACAATGAGAAAACAATGGTAGATGAATTAGAGTTCAAAATATATCAATTACAAGAGGACTATTACAAAAACAAACTAACAACAATAGGAGGTTAATTATGAAATGGCAATGTTACTTAGACACTAATATGGGTTGGCAATTAGTAACAGAAACTTTCCCTAATAGGTTCAATAGAAATGATGTAATTGCAGCATTTGAAGGTAGATATGGTTGTAAAGTAGTGCAAGTAAATCCTGCACCTATTTGTTAATTAGTGGGATAATTACACCACTAAATGTTAGTTACCACTAAATTGCACTATTAATGTAATCAAGGAATGAAATTATGACAGCAACAAAAGTTATTGGAGAGTCAGTTAAGCAAACCAACAGAACTTTTATTAAGTCTTATGTTAATGACTATGCAGATGCAATTACTGAGAATTACAGAAGATACCATATCAGAACCTTAAAAGGAAATTTATCAGGCAACTATCCAGAGTATGCTAGAGAACAGTTAGATGCTATTGAAAATGGAACAGCAAACTTATATAAGTTTGTAGTCAAAACTGGTAAAAGATATTACAAGATAGTCCAACAGGAATTTGAGACTTGGGAAAAGTCAAAATATTATGGACAATATCGTGATGGAAGTGTTCATGCTTTTGTTGATAAAAAAACTGGTCAAGTTTATAAACCAGCTTCATGGCAAGCTCCAGCCAAGCACGTTAGATTTGATTTAAGAATTATCAGAGAGAGAGAATTTTTATTCAATTCTAATAATACAGGTTGGGCAGGTGGTTATCTCTACTTGAGATAATCCACCATCTAAAACAATTTAGAAGGCTCAATTAAATTAAATGAGCCCTCTAAAATGTCCCAGTAGTAACAATACTAGACAAATTATGAAAACATTTACATTAACATTTACTGAAGCAGAACTTGAGACTATCGGAGCAGCACTTGATGATTACATGGCGTATGCAGATGATGAATTTGCAAATCAAGATGACTTAATTGGCGGTTTACCTGTTGAAGATCGCATTAACTCAATTAATGATA